GGTGACGGCTGCGTCAAGGCGCACGGCCACCTTGACCGTGACGTTGACCGGCGTTGGCGACAACACCCAGGCGTCCTTGCAGGCGGCGGGGCGTTTTTCGTCCACCACGGCCTGGGCAGCGGCCAAAACCGACGGCGGGCACGGCCCATCCGCCCCCAGCACGGCCACGTCCACCGAACCCAACCCCCGGCGATGCGGAAAGGTCCAGGCCCGGGACACGCCGGCCACGGTCAGCGCCCAATGCTTGAAATCGTAGGCGTTGCCGCCGCCGGGCGGGTGCTGCATGTAGTCGAGCAGCCGGGCCAGCAAAGCGGCATCGGTCTCGGCGGCCACGCCGCCGGAAAGGGTCAGGCCGGCCTGGGACAGCACGCCCTCCGGGGCCTGGACGAACAGCACCGGCTCGCCCGAAAAAACGGGCATGACGCCGGCCTTGGCAGCAGCCACCGGCGCGACCGTCCAGCCGTCGGTGCCGATTATGGCTTGATCCGTGGTCAGGAAGATCAGGCCCGTGGCCACGTGGCGCACGGATTCGCCCAGGGGCACGACCGTACCGGGCGTACCCTGGACCAGCAAGTCGCCGCTGGCCGGTATGGCCGGCTTGCGGCTGATGCCGCGCAAGGCGGCATGGCGCTCCAGATATTCCGGGTCGGCCGTGTCGGGCAGCACCTGCCGGGCTATCCACAATTGGTGCTGGTACAGCCCTTCCACGGCGGCGGCTTCGGCCGTGGCGCGGATGTAATGGTCGCTGTCCGCGTCTGTTGCGGCGTCCGGCAGCAGGTTTTTGACGTCGCGCAGATAGGCGGCACGGATGGCCTCAAAGGTGGGGATCGTGTACATCAGGCCACCCGTACCGGATGTTGGAAGGTGGCCACGCGCCCCAGGGCGTCCACAACGGTGATAAGGAGCAGGCAACGGCCGTCGTGGGGCTGTTCGGAAGCCACGTCGATGGAACGCGCCCGGCCGTCGTCAAGAAGTGGTTGCAAGGCTGCGGCGGCATACTGCCGGGCCAGCACACCAATGCGGGGCAGGTCCTTGGAGCGGGCCAACTCATGCAGGCGCGAACCAATGGAAGTGTCCGCCCACCACGAACCCAAGGGAGTGGCCAGACGGATATAGACGGCGTTACCCAGATGATTTATCCGGGAGGACAAATATTCGCCGGTGTATGGATCAATGCCTTTGTCGATGCCCATGCCCGCCACCTTAGTGGCGGTGGGGTGGGTGGGGATAGGTGAAGGGGTTCAGTCTGTTTTCCTGTGAAGGATGGGAATAAATGCCCGCATCTTACATTTTGAATTCTCCAGAAGAGTTGACACAGGCTGCCATCTCTGTACTTGCAGGGAAAATCAATCCAGAGAATATGACCCTTGCAAAGGATTATTCAATAAGAATTAAAATAGCTGACCCAACGTGGACATATAGAAATAAAATAGACTACAAGATTGCTGGGCTTGTTCTAGATATACAAAAAGATATCCTCGGCATGTACAGTAGTATTTCAGGAACCAAAATTGACTTGCGCAATTTGCATAAATTTGATAAAAAATTTATAATAAAAGTCGAAGTAAAAGACGGATGCGTCGAGGCTGTTGTAAAGCTCGCAGGTTTTTTTGAGGCAGTCATCAAGAACATGACCGGAAAACAACAGGTTGCTGCGATATCAATAATATGCGCAACACTAGCTCTCGGTGGTTCGGCTTGGTTTGCCCATTCTTATCTTAATCACGTCGAAGATATTAAAGCCAAAATTGAAGATGAAAAAACAAAACAAAAGCTAGGAGAGTCTTTAAAAGAAGTCGCGATAGCATTGGCAAACAACAAGGATACGCCAAAGCACATTGCCTCACGAACAAGTTATGACGCTGTGATTGAGTTTGGTGGCGGTGAAAAATTTACGAAGGACGAATTGCAAAAAGCTATAAAGGAACAGAATCAAGAGGATGAACGGAGACAGCAGAATTTTACAATCGACGCAAAATATGACGTCCCGAGCTACAATTACGAAGATCAAACAGCACGCTTGAGAATTAATGGATTTGAGTTCGACGCTTCTACAAAGAGCCTGTCAGAAGATGTTAAACGCGACATCCAAAGAGATGCAAACGAAGCAGATTTAAAAGGAACGTTTGCGCGCGTCAACCTACAAGTGATTGCTAATGTTCGAGGCAATAAGTTGGTTGATTCATATATAATTGGCGTAGGAGTTCCTCGCGCTGGGTCAGTTGCCATAACAGACGTTCTCTCGATAAAAAATAAAGACAAATCTCTCAATTCATCGCAAGGTTCTTTGTTAGAATACACTCGAAAAGAGTGATTACATTTTAACCGGTTCATCCGTCGGCCCACCCCCATCATTCTCCGGATGCACGTGCCCGACCAACGAAACCCCACCCGTCACATGATCCACGTCCGCCGTTGACGTCCCCGTGATATGCAAATTCCCGCGCCACACGCCTTCGCAGTCGCCACCATCCCCGTCGCCGCCCATGTCCCATTCGGGGGCGTATAAGCCAATCCGCTCACTGGCCACGGCGTGGATGCGCTTGGCGGTCATGGTGATGTCTTCCTCGACGTCGAATACCAGCGTCTTGCATTCGACGGCCACCAGCTTGTCTTCCTTCAAGGTGATTTTGGCCCCGGACTGGTTGTAAACGCAGACTTCGCCGCTTTTGAGCGCCTGCACCCGGTAGCTGCCGTGTTCGGTGGCCACGATGACGCCGTGGGAGCTTTTGCCGCCAAGGGGCAGCACGATGCACTGGCTGCCGGCCGGCGGGGCTGACGTAAAGCCGAAGTGCTGGAAGACCTCGGCGGCCTGCAACTGCTCGCCGGCCAGGCCGTCGGCTTGGAGCAGTTGTACGCTTGGCGTGGTGTCCAAGGCGGTCAACACGGCCCGGAAGCCCAGGCGCACCCGGGACAGGGCGCGGGCAATCTTGGCGTCCATGCGGCGCAAGAAGTCATTGCTCATGACAGGTCCACCACCTTGCCAGCGCTTTTCCCGGCCTTGCCTTTTCCCTTGCCGCTGGTCTTGGCCAGCTCGGGCAGCCAGACGCCGTCTTCTTTGAGCGTCAGCTCGGTGAGGCTTCCCTTGTCGCGGCCGCCCAGGAACGTGCGGGCCATCAGAAAATAGGTGCCGTCCAGACCGTGAGGTTCGCTGACCACCTGCACGCGCTGGCCGGGTGTCCAGGGTTTGCCGCCGTCGCTGACCCGATGGCCGCGCACCCGGGCCGTCATTGTGAAGCCTTCCAGGCGCGAATCCATGAGCGTCTTTTGCGCCCGGCGCTTGGCTTCGTCCGCGCCGTCGCAGTCGCCGGCAACCAGGATCAGCGGCCGATAGCCCGGCACGTCCGCGTCGGTTTCCTGGTGCTTGATGTTGTGCTGGCCGTCGGTCGTCTCGGTGCCGTGGGCCTGGCCCAAGACGGTCACCTCGCTATAGCGGCCGGAAACGTCTTCGGTGACGGCCAGCGACAAGACATTGTTGCCCTGGCCGGAAAGGCGCATGACCAGGGTGGCCACGGGTGCGGCAGCATAGTCCGGGCCGCCCACAACCAGCGTGCCGTCCGGCTCGAACCAGGCCCAGCAGCCGTTGGCCTCGCAGGCCTGCCCCAGGGCGTCCCAGGCGGTCATGCCCGGTTCGATCTCCACCTTTTCCTTGGCTCCCGTGGCCTCCACCCGCACCTGCGACACGCCAAGGGGCCGCACGGCCAGGTCCACGACTTCCTGGAGCGTGGCCTTGCGCCGGGTAAATATCGGGGCGGAACAGTCCACCAGGACGCCGGCCCCGTCGCGGCCGGAAATGGCCAGGGAATTGGTCCCCTTGGCCACCTCGCGCTCGATGCGGTCAATGCGGCCGGTCAGCACCACGTCCTGGCCCAGGCAGACCTCCACGGCGGCCCAGGGGGCAACCGTGTCCGGCATGGCGTCGGCCGGAATGCCAAGCGTCACCTGCCAGGCATCGGCCGGGGTGATAAGGTGCGAGTCGATGCGATACGTGGTCCAGTCCCGGTGTTCCCGGCCGGCCACGCGCACGGTGATGCCCCCTGTGTCAGTTTGCGAAACCATGGAGCACCTGGCCCTGGGCCACGAAGTTGGGGTTACGAAGACCGGGGTTGAGGCGCGCCAGCTCGGCCGCCCGGGTATGATCGCCATAGAGCCAATGGGCCAGCAGGCGCAGATTGCACTGGCTCGGGGCGGTGTGGGTGATAAGCGGCGGATGCAGATGGATGACGGTTGCCCCCAGCTCCTGGACGGCCAGGGCGGCCCCGCGCACCTGCTCGATGACCCGGAAGGCCAAATGCGTGGGCAGCACCAGCCGATGCTCGTCAATGCAGTCTTGCAAGCGCTGGCGCACGCTCCCCACAACCGTCTCCACCTCGGCCGGGGTGAGGCTTGGCGCGGCGGCCTCGGCAGCCAGCACCTGCCCGGCGGCCGTGGCCATGGCCGTGGCCCGCTCCAGGTTGCACACGGCGGCGGCCATGGCCCGGGCCTGGCCCTGATAGGTGCCAAGCTCGGGCGAGGCTGCGGCCGAAGCCGTGCCCGTTGCCGGCAGGGTCACGCTCGGCCGGGGCGCGGCCGCGCCGGTCAGGGGACCGGAAACCACGCCGCCGGCATACACGGCCGCGTCCAGGGGATAGGCCGTGTGCTTCCCGGCAGCGGTCTGGGACAGGCGCGGCAGCTTATCCGAAATGGCGGCCAGACTGGCAAACCGGCCGAAGGCACCGGGCAAGGCGGCCATGGCCACCACCTCGCCTGCCACGGCCCGGGCCTCGCTGACAAGCGCCTGGGGGATGGCCAGGACGTCGGCGGCCACCACCTGGGGCAGGCTGGCCAGGGTCCGGGCAACGCTGGTGACCGAGCGGATCGCGCCCAACACCTCGCCCCGGACATAGGCCGACACGCGCCCGGGGAGCGACGCCGCAAAGGATACATAGCCGGCCAGCGAGGCTAGCCCGGCCAGGGACAGGCAGCTTTCCACCTCCCCGGCCAGCCCGGCCGCCTGGGCCAGGGCCGTGGCCGGTCTGGCGAAAAAGGGAATGTCCGGGCTGGCCTCCATAAAGACCAGCTCCATTTCGGCATAGTCCGGGCTGTCTTCGTGATGCTCCACCTGATAGCTGGGGCAGGCCATGGTCAGGGAGCCGAAGACGGGGTGGATCAGTTCCCCTTTGCCGGGCGTGTCCAGGGCGTCGATGAGGTCGGCCATGGCTTCCTCGTAGTCATCGCCCCAGAACACGGCCCGCAGGGTGACCTTGCGTGGCCGCCGGCCCATGTCTTCGATCTCCGCACCGTCGCGGTACGGGTATTCGTGCTGGACAATGGCCCGCTCGGTATCGTCGCGGGCGGAAATGACGTCAAAGGGCACACCGCGAAAGGATGCGGGCAAAAGCGTTTCGCTCCAGGCCATGGCTACTCCCGTTTGGCTTGGGCCGTGTTGTAGCTGTTGACGGTCCGGGCCACCTCGTGACCGTCCAGGTGCAGCACGGATTCCACGTGCAAGGTGCTCTTGTCCTCAACCACGATCTTCTGGGCGTCGGTCATGGCCTGGCTGGACGGCCCCCACGCTTTATGGGCGCTCGGCAAGGTGCCAGCCGATGGTCCCCACATTTTTTCGCCAGCCATGCGGCCAAGGTTGCTCCCGGACCACCAACCCACGGCCCCGCCGGCCAGACCGCCGGCAATGCCGCCGGCTGCGGTGCCCACGACCGGAACCACGGAACCGCCAGCTGCGCCAAGAGCCGCGCCCATCTTGGCCCCGGCAATGGCCCCGGCCAGCCCGCCGGCGTTTTCGGCGTGGCGGGTGTTTTTTGCGCCCGGGTCAGGGCGTCGCTGCTCTCGGTGGTGTAGATGTCCCAGGCGGCCAGGCCGGCCGTGGCCAGCGCGCCCCCCTTGCCGCCAACCATCCCGAGCAGGCCGCCGCGCCCGGCAGCGGCAGCAGCACCGCCGGCCCCGCCAGTGAAAAGACGCATGGCTCCGAAGGCAGCGGCTGCCGCGCCCATGACGCCAATGGCCGTGGCCGCCTCGGTGGCCGCCACGGCCAGGGTGGGAAAACGCTGGGCCAGATCAGCGGCGGCGTCGGCTGCGGCCTTGAGCGGTCCGGACACGTTGCCGAGCATCCCCGAGCGGGCAATCTCGCTTTCGTTGCCGGCCCGTTCCATGGATGCGGCCGTGCTGGACTGGTAGACCTGAAAGGCCGTGTCGCCTGTGCCCTGGGCGTTTTGCATCCGGCCCTGGACGTCGGCGATGTAGTCCTTCTGGTTCATGGCCGCGATAAGCGCCAAAAGCGCCTGCCGGTCCTGCACCACCTTGCCCACGGCCGAGGCCTCGGCCAGGTCGGCCATGTCGGAAAGGATTTGCTGGCGCTCGGCCCCTTGCGTCTTGCCAAGCTTGGCCTTGAGACCGGCATAGCGTTTGTCCTTGCCCACCACATGCTCGTCCACAAGCTGGGCAAAGGCTTCGAGCGGCAGCTTGCCCTTGTCCCGCGCCCGGGCCAGGGAGCCGGTCAGGTCGATGCCAAGCTTGGCGAAATCCTTTTGCGTGTCCTGGCTGTTGAGCTTTTGCAGCAGGTTGACCAGATTGTTGCCGGCTTCGTCCTTGCTGCCGGCGGTGACGGCCGAAGCCTGGGCATAGGCCAGCATCTGCTCAAAACCGGGCATGGACTTCATGCCGCTGCCCAGGGCCATCATTTTAGGCAGCCATTTGGCCATGTCTTTGAGTTCAAAGCCGCCGGCCTGCCCGGCAGCCATGGCCTTGTCCAGGGCTTCGCCGGCTTGGCCTTCGCTGAAAAATTTCTGTTGAATGCCCCGGATGACGATCTCGGCAATGTCCCCGGAGCCGGCCCCGGAGGCAGTGGCGAACTTCTGGATGGTCGGCAGCAGCCGTTGGGCGGCGTCAGCCTTGATGGCTCCCGAGGCCAGCATGGCGTCCAGGGCTTCGGCCGCCTGGTCGCGGTTGCCGCCGCCCTGGCGCACGGCCGCGTTGACGGCCCCTTCCAGTTCCTTTTTGCCGGCAATGCGGCCGGCCACATCCCGGTCGGCGTAGGCAGTGTTGGCCATAAGCGCCAGACGCTTCTCGAAAGCAATGGGCTGTCGCAGGGCAGCGGCCGCAACGCCGGCCCCGGCAGCCACGCCAGCCCCGGCCTGCCCGATGCCCTTGACCGCGCCCAGGGCCGCCCGGCCGGCAGCCCCCACCCCGCTCAGGGCGTCGCGCAGGCGCACCCCGGCCCGGGCGGTCTGGTCGAGGCCGCGCAAAGCCTCGAAGGCCATGGTCCCCACGCTCTTGATCGCGCCGGCCGACTGGCCCACGGACGCCACGTCCCGGGAGGCCCGGCGGGCAGCCTGGCCCAGGCCGCCCATGAGCTTGTCGGTCCGGGCCGCTTCCATCCCCACGGACCGCACACCCTCGCCGGCGCGCCCCACGCGGCCAAGCTCCCGGGCAGCGGCCCCGGCTCCCTGGCCAACGCCCCGGGCCGCCCGGGTGAGCGTGTCCAGGGACTTGGCCGCCTGGCCCCCCATCTCGTCGCGCAGGCGCAAGACGACGGCTATTTCCGTACCCTTGCCCATCTATTTTGCTCCTTTGCGGCGACGGGGAATGACGCGCCGGCCGCTGCCGGCCGGGGCGCGCCCGGTCAGGATGGCCAGATAGGATTCCGCTTGCGGCATGGTCATGGATTGGATGTCACGCAAAGTGAATGTCTTGCCCGCCAGCGCTACTTCGAGGGTCCGGTAGTCTCGCAGTCGCTGCTCGCGGGCACGAGCTTTCCCCGCAGGGCCTCCTCGGCGTCGGACAGCGGCGTGTAGTCGCTGTAATGCAGGCCGGCCAGCAGTTCCGGCGTGATGGCCTCGGAAGGCAATGCGCCAAGCCGGGTCAGGGCGCGCGACCAAACGTAACGCGACAAGCGCGCCGTACACGCCCCTTCCGGGGCGTTTTCAATGGACCATTCCATGTCTTCAATGGTGGGCACGCGCATTTCAAAGTCCTTGTGCAGTGCGCCGGATGCGTCGCGGTGGCCGATGAGCAATTGCCCGGTGACCGTAACCATGGCCTATTCCTCCACCTTGTTAAGCGATAACAGTTTGACGTCCACCCGGGCTTCGCTGTCCACGGTGTATTTGTTGCCGATGCTGACCACGGCGCAGTCCTGGTAGCTCTCCCGCTTGCCGCCCTCGGTGACGGGATAAATGGTCAGCTTGGCCCCTTCGACGCCCGACCAGTCCAGGGCATCGTCCTTGGGCACGACGGCGGTGATGGACAGTTCCCAGGTCTTCACACCCTGGTGGTAGCCCTTGGCCCGGCCGGTGCCGTTCATGGTTTTGACGACCTTGCGGCCGGTTTCGTGCTGTTCGTTGAAATCAACGATCTCGTATTCCTGGCCGTCGATCTCCAGAATGATCGCGCCCAGGTATTCTTTTAACGCCATGGCGGTGGTCCTCCGTTAGAGAAGCAGGTCGATGCGGCCGGCGAACACATGCAGGCCGTTGACCACATCGGCCGGGATTTTGGCATCGAGCCGGTTGGGGTCTTGCAGGTCGCGCTCAACCAAAAGACCCGGCAGGTTGGCCTTGACCTCTTCCACGATCTCCAGCTCTTCCAGCTTGTAGAGCACGTCGATGAGTTCGCTTCTGACCTTGGCCGCCGTGCGGTTGGTCAGCTTTTCCCGGGGAAAGCGCAGGCTGATGCGCTCGCGGCAGGCCGTGCGTATGTAATCCAGGGTGCGGATGGTGGTCAGGTCCAGGAGCGCGATGTCTTCCACGCCCTGGGGGTCGCGGGTGTAGGTGGTAATCGCCCGCACGATCTGGACTTTCTCGCCCGGCCCGACCTCAAGGGGCGTACAGCCGTTATACAGCGCCGACTCCTGCTCCATGCGCCCCAGGCGCTTGGCCACCGGCGGCACGGCCACCGGGGACAGGGCCAGGGTATTAAGCGGCCGGGCCGGGTCTTCCTCGCTGGCGATGACAGCGGCATAGGCAGCGGCCACGTCCCAGGCCGGCGAGGTGGTGCCGGGCACCAGCGCGCAGGTGATGCGGCCGGAATTGATCAGCCCGGCCAGGGTGGTGGCCTGGGCCAGGGTGCCGGTGTGGGCATAGACGCCGATGGCCCCGCGCTGTTCCAGGGCGTGGCTGACGGCGTCGAGGTGGGAGCGCAAAGCGGTCAGTTGGGTCTGGCCGATGTAGGGCACGGTGATGATGTCATGGCCATCGGCAAAGACGGCGGCGAGCCCCGGGGCAATGTCCGGGTCGGTCGCGCCGCCGGCCATGGGCGTGACTGCCGCAGCCAGCCCGGCCACGGCCAGGGAGCAGTCCAGGTTGATGCCATTGCCAAAGGCCCCTTTGTTGCGGGCGGCAAGCGTCAGCACGCCGCCGACCGCCGCAGCCGCCACCGGCAAGGTGCGGTTGGCGTTGACCCTCTCGGCCAGCGCCTCGGCCACGGCCTGGGCGGTATCGCCCAAGGCGGCCGCCACCTGCACGATCTGCGCGCCGATGGTCAGGTTGACCACGCCGACGCCGGCCGACGTGCCGGTCAGGGTGACTTTTCCCGTGGCCACGATGCCGGCCGCGTCGTCAGGCACGGTGATGACGGTCAGGCGCAGATAGGGGTTGGCGGTGATGGCCGCGCGCACCATGAGGTGGGCCAGGGAGCCGGTGCCAAAGAGCGTGCGGCCCTCTTCGTCGGAAAAGACCTCCACCGGCGTCAGTACCGGCTGCGTGCCTTCGGCCGTGCCTTGCCCCACGATGAGCATCCGCTGCACGTTGGCCGGCAGGGTGCGCACCGCAAGTTTGGTATTGAACTCGAAATACTTGCCGGGCTTGCGGATGGACGCCGGCAAGGTGTCAAAGCTGATGTTTTGGCTGGCCATCACTCCTCCTTGGGCTTTTGCGGCGCGGGACCAGACACGGCGGCCGCATCGGCAGCCAGGGCCAGGTCGCCGTCGGCGATGCGGCGGCGATAATAGGCGCTGTCCGGCACGGTCACGGGGGCGGCCTCGGTGATATAACGGCGCGGCATCCCCTCCTGGGGCACGCGCACGCCCGGGGCGGCTTTGACGGTAATGGTCGCTGGGGTCACGTTTATTCTCCTTTGAGGCTGACCAGGTCGGCGGCGTCGGGCAAGCCGTCGTCTGGCTGCAAGTGGTAGGCAAGGGCCACGCGCTCAAGCATGAGCGGCTCGGGCTGGGCCAGTTCGCCCAGCACCACGTCGTAGCTGGTGTGCCATTCCAGAGCGAAAGCGGAGACGGCGTTGCCTTTAAGCCGCGCGGCAACCAGGGTCCGGGTGCGGCCGGGGGCCAGTTCATCAATATCCAGGCCCAGGTCCTGGTAGAGCAACAGCCGGCGCACGTCCTCGATCATGGCGTAGGTGCCGACCTGTCCGGCGGCGCCCTGGCGGGTGGCTGTTTCGCTTCGCAGGTTGTGGGCGGCCACGATGACTACAAAGGTGGCCGGGAACCGCCAGACACGCTTGGGCATGGCCAGGGCCTTGCCCGGGCCGTCGTGGGCAAAGCACACCCAGATGGCCGGGAAACGGCGCACCACCTCGGGCAGGCCCTCGTCGAACTCCCCGCCGTAGGTGGCAACAAGCGGCTTGTAGGGCAAGGCAGCCCCGGCGATGCGGCTTTTTATGGCCTCTTCGATGATGGCAATCATGCCTCGTTTCCCCTGGCCGGCCGCCGGTCAAACACCCGGCGGCCAGTGGAAAAGGCCACCCCGGCCGTACTACCCTGGCCGGGCAGGGACAGGCCCGGCAGGTCGGCCTTGCCGTCGGCCACCCGTTCCAACCATTTGATGGCCTGCCGGTAGCGTTCCAGGATCGGGTCCGTCTCGCTGGCCGGACCGCCGGTCAGGCGGTAGCGGGCGATGTCGCACACGGCCGCCGTCAAGACCGGCGGCACCGGCGAAACCGGCACGGCGTAGCGCCTGGCCAGGTAGCTGTCGGCCTCCGAAGAGGCGCGGGTCAGGGCCGCCTCGGCTAGCCCCGCGTCCACCGCGTCGGTGTGGTCCCGGTCGGTGATGGCCACCAGCTCATCCAGGCCGAAGACGGCCGTCATATCGTCCAGGGTAGCGTACATTTACTTGCCCTCGGGCTTGGCTTCCGGGGCCTCGGGGTCGTCGTCGAAGCCGAAGTCCTCGTCGCCGGCCTCTGGGATTTCGGGAGCGCCGGCTCCCTCGGCAGGTTCCCCGGCGGCCGGGGCAGCATCAGACGTGGGGGACGCCGCCTTTTTCTTACGCGGCGGTGGCGCGTCCTGGGGCGCGTCCAAGCATTCCACTTCCAGGTCGGGATCGGCCTGGAGCTGGGCCAGTTGCCCCTCGGTGAGGGTGCCCGGCGGGATGTCGCCGGGTTCGACCTCGTGCTTGAGGCCGGCCCGGTAATGGCCGCCGCGCAGGCTGCGGGTGCGGACGATGGCGTTGACCGTGCTCATGGCGACCTCCTAGTTGAGCCAGGGCGTGACCAGCACGTCCACGATGCCCGCGTTGGGGTTGTCCGAGCCGTCCGAGCGCCGGGCCACCTGCACCACCTCGGCAGCGGCGGTGCGCAGATTGGTAGGCACCACCAACAAGGTGGGCTTGATGCCCAGCGGCCGGCCGCCATCCGCCCGGAAGCCGGTCATGGCGTCATAGGCCGCGTTGAAGTTGGCGTCGGTGAGCGGCTTTTTCGAGCAGTAGGCCGTCTGCCAGAAGCCGAAGCCGGAGTTGCAGCGGTAGCGGATGCCGAAGCGATATTCGTCGGTCATGAAGACCGCCTCGTCATCGGCGCGGGTCATGCTGGTCAGCTCGGGCTTGGTGCGCTCCTGGAAAAGGACGGGCTTGAGCACGCGGGAGGTATCGAGCAGATACCAGGGGATGTCCGCGCCGTCGGCGATGTTGGCGATGGTGGCGGCCGCGCCGGTGCCGTCCACGTTGGGATAGACCGGGTGGTCGGTGTCGAAGAAGTACTGGCCGTCGAAGCACAGGGTGGACAGCCCCAGGCGGAGCAAGCCGTAGACCAGCTCATCCGGGAAGCTCTTGGCCGCCCGGCCCATTTCACCAAAAAGCGGCTTGTAGATGCCGACTTCGTCGTCCTCAATGTCAGTCCGTTTGACCCCCACCGTGGATTCAAAGAGCTTGTTAGTGATGCTGTAGCCGTGGGCCGCCATGTCTTTCAGCACACGAGGCCCCACCCATTCGACAAGCTGGGGGAACTGGCCCAGCCAGCCGTAGGTGTTGGACTTGGAGGTGGACGGCATGAGGGTGGCCACCTTGTCCCAATGCGAGGGCGTCTCGCCGTAGACGCGCTGGAACTCGGCTTTAAAGCCGGTGAACAGGGCGCTTACCAGCGCCGGGGTGATGATCGCCATTTACTTGGCCTCCTTGGCGGTGGCGTAGAGGTCTTCGGGGATGCCGAGCAGCTTGGCCGCTTCCTTTTCCTCGGCCGACAGCGCAGCCGTGGTGGCCCCGGCCGCCGGCGGCGTGACGGTAGTGGTCTGCATGGTGGTCAAAGCGGCCACGGGCACGGCCTTGTCCAGATAGGCCCGGGCAGTGTCCGGGGCCGTGGCGGCCAGGTCGGTCAGCCAGCCTTCAAGCGTTTTGTGGACGCGCCCGTCGGCCACGGCGGCCTTGATGTCAGCGGCCAAGGCAGCCGTGCCGTTTTGGGTCTGGGCAGCGGCCAGGGACGCCTTGAGGGCGGCGTTTTCCTGGGTGAGCGCGGCCACGGCCTCGGCCGGGGCGAACTTGGCCGGATCGGGCTTGTCCAGCTTGGCGGTCAGGTCTGCCAGGGCGGCGTCCTTGCCGGCCAGGATGGCCAGCAGGTCCACGCTGGTGGCCGCCTCGCCCGCGCTTGTGACCTGGCCCTTGAGCTTGTCCAGTTGCGCGGTGACGTCCTCGGCCGAGGCAGCCACCGGCAGGTTGAGCAGAAAGCGCAGGCGCTTGAGCAATTCGTCCATAAGGGCCTCCGTTTGGGTTTGTTCGGGAGTGGTTGCGGCGCTCTGGCGGGCAGCGGCCACGGCGGCCAGCCCGTCAAGCGCCGGGTTGTTGGTGAGCGCGGCGTTGATCAGTTCCAGGACGGCCCCGGTGGCCAGATCGAAGGTGAAAAGCGGCGAGATATAGCGGTATTCGTCGGCCCGAATGTGGCCGCGCGCGGCATCGGTCCAGGCCACGCGCGCGAAAAGCCCCTGGCCGGGCACGTAGCAAAGCGCCTCGATCCAGCCGGCGGCCACGGCCTTGTGGCCGGCGTCTTTGGCCGTCAGGGTGTGGTGCTCGTAGTCAATGCAAAGGGGCGTTTCCCGGGCGTTGGCCCGGGCGATGAGCGCGGCGGCAATGGCGGCGTCGAGCCGCCAGGCCTTGGCGGAACAGCCCTTGAGGCTGCCCGGCCGGCCGTCGCGGGCGTCGAATTGCCCGTCCGGGAACAGCTGGACGCTTACGCCCTCGGGCAGGGTGCCGCTTTCCGGGGAAGTGGCCAGCGCCACGGCCAGGGCGGCCGTGGCGTGGCGCTTATGGGGGGGAGTCGCGTTGCGCATGTCCGCCACACTAGTGGCGGAAGGGGGAGGCGCGAAAGGTGAAGGGGTTCAGTAGGAAAACAATCTGCTTTAGTAAAATATGTCAGATTATGGATAGACCCCCAAGGATTTCGACTGAAAGACAGAAAAGGAGCAAACCCTCAAAACGCCAGTTTCAATGATTCCTAGACCAACCGAGGGAGGGATTTTTTCTATATCATGCAAAAATAGCCCCTTTGCGATAAAGTTCCCTCCACTCGTTCAAAGAAGAAGCTTGTTAGTCGGCTGACGGTGTTAGTACGGCACGTCATGCCCAAGGCTATCGACGTTTTTTCTTCTTTGCTGTGTGAGCGACTCGCTTAAGATATTTTGCTTTTTCCTCTGCCTTTTCTTTGTCGGCCTTGGCTTTTGCCAGCATTGATTCCAGCTCTTCATTTTGGCGCTCTAGTTTGTGTAGTGTCTCCGTTTTTATGGCCTCAGAGGCGACCCTAGCTAGGTCAGCCTTATACTCTGGGCTTCCTCCTATTGAACTTTTTTGTCTAGATGTCAGGCTCAATGGAATTATTCCACGTCCTCCCTCGACAAATGTTACAGAATTGTAGTATGATTCAAGCTGTATATAACTTCCAATCGATGACGCCCATCTCTTAAGAGTTCCCTTGCAAGCTAAATCCCATGAGATGACTTCTATTCCCCACCCAGCTTTATACATTCGTTCGAGGTCTGCATGAAATCCAACCCCATCGTCATATCCCTGACCATCGCCAGTCAACAAAACTGCAATTTGAGGTTCTTTTTCATCTGTGACAGCTCGAAGCATGTGAGTCTGCAAGCACTGATCAACACCTTGTTCCTTTTTGGATATTGCCCCCCGCTCATATAGCTCAGGTTTTATTGTTGTGCCTTTGGTAAAACTATCCCATAAGTGTTCTTGCTCTGGGGGCACTGAGCCAACTGCAACTCCACTTGCCATTTGCCTTCCTGCCAAAGCAAGTTTATATAAATTCATAAAATGAATACGGACAGAATTTCGTATAGCATAACTCTCAATCCTTTCAGCATAGCGCTGAGCAGAATGGAAAATGTTGGAATTATCCCAAAACAGGTGAATTCGTGGTGTCGACATCCTTCCTCCTATGAATAAAATTCCGCTTATTTGGCATAGTGGCCAAATAAATAGTAGATCAGTTCACAAAAAATAGCAACATTGATAGCGCCACTTGTTAATGAGTTTTGGCCTCTTATTTCGACATAAGGCAAGATTATCTCACTGCGAATCAGCAAAGGAGAGTTGGCTGTGAATGCGTTAACCCCCCGTTAAAATCCCTCCTATCCCCTTCCCCCTAACCTCGCCCCGCCAGCACCCTTTGCAACGATTCTAACGCCACCTCCGCAATTTCCGCCTCATCCGCCGGCCCCATCCCAAAAAAGGGCCGCGCCGGGATGTCGCCCCAGGGGATGGGGCCACCACGACGGGTGGTGCCGTACTGGCCTTTCCTGGCTCCGAACTGGTGGGTGGGGGCTTTGACGTCGGCGGTGCCGACGCGGGCAAAGTCCGGGCCATGCTCGCTATGGATGGAGCCGGCCAGGATGCCGCTGACCTGCATGATGGGCTGGGCGCTGCCGCGCTTGGCGACGGTCGCCGGGGAGAGCGCCGCCCAAGGCGCGCCCGTGGCCGGGTCGGCTTGGCCCGCGAAGGCCCGCTCCGGGATGTCGGCCAGCACGCCGGCCAGGGCGCGGGTCACCGGCGTCATGTCCCGGCCGGTGGCGATGATGTTGGCCAAGAGCGCTTGCGCCTGGTCGATATGGACTTCGATTTCAATCATGGCTATTTTCCTTGTGTGGATGCGACACGGTGACATTCTCCCTGCCGTAGCACGGGCTTTGCGCCCGGAGCGCCATGCGAGGTTTCCGCGAAAGCGGGTGGGAGGCCTCGCCATTCATGGCCCCAAGCGCCCCGTTTACTGCGGGGCGCTTCGCTTTTTAAGCCGCCGCAACTCGCGTTCCCGCTTGGCGTCGTCGCCGCTTAACCGGACAAGGCTTTGCACGAAAAGTTCGTCCCCTTCGGCCGTGGCCTTGACCACGACCAGCACGCCGCCCGGTTGATCCAGCACATAATCCAGCTTCCGGGCGCTTTCCTGCACCCGTTCCCCATGGTCCACGGCCTCTTGGGCCAATCGGTAGTCGTCGGGGTCAAGCTCCGGGTGCCTGACCGCCTGTTTGCCGGCGGTCTGGGGCGAGAGTCGGGCCACCTGGCTATGCGCGCCGATTAACCCCGCATCCTCGGCCGGCAGCACGGCCAACGGGAAATTGCCCACCGGCTTGGCCAGCCATTGCGGCAGCACCGGCCCCTGGGCCATCTCGCGCACGGCGGCCCGAGCCAGGTCTGGAGGCGCGGCGTCGAGCTTGCGCGTCAGTTCATCGAGCGCCCCGCCCAGCCAGCTCGCGCCGGGGTTGGCGGAAAAGCCCACGTCGGTGAAGGCCACGTAGCCGGTCTCCGGCACCTTGTAGCCTGTGACCGGGCGTGTGAGCCGCTGCCCATCGGCGGCTGGCACGGTCGCCTGTTCGGTGACCATGTTGCCGACGCCGGATTCGGGCGTGACCTGTTCGGCCTCCATCCGGGAGTCTGACAACGCCCGCACCCGGCAGCGGCAGTTGAAGCCGTTGGGCGGGTAATGCGAACTCCAAAAAGGATCGTCAAAGCGGAAGGTCTTGCCGCCAAGCACCTTGTGGGACGGCCGGGTCTTGCCGTCCAGCACGGCCACGTACTGCCACCAGGGCCGGGCGGCGGCGTTTTCCAGCATGGTCTTATAGCGCCCAGCCATGAAGGCGGTTTGCAGATTTTGGCGATAGATCAGCCGCAGCCGGGCCGGGCTGCCCAGCTGGACGAGCCGTTCCTCGCCGGTGTGGGGATCGACCATCTTCCCCTTGCCCCACCAGCCCTTGGCCCGCAGCTTCGGCTCCAGGTCTTTACGAAACCAGGCTTCGGTCTTGCCCTCGGCCAGGGCGGTCCGGCAAGCGGCGCGGATGTCGGCCAGCACGTCCAGGCTGGCCGCCTTGGCCACGGTGAAGGCTTGGGCATGGGCGGCCTGCTCCATCTCGTGCCAATTGAAGGTGATGCGGTAGCCCTTGGACTCGAAATAGGCCACGGCCTCTTTCGGCGGCAGGCCCATGGCAAAGGAAAGGGAAACGGGAGCAGGCATGGGCTATTCGGCCTCGGCCTGGGCCGAAAGCCGCCCCCACAGCTCACCCACGAACAGCACCCGGGCGGTCAGCTCCTCCAGGGCCGTGGTATCCATCCGGGGGTACAACTCGGCCAGCTTGCCCAGAAGCGCCTCCGGGGCCACGCCGTTTTCGGCCTCGGCAAAGATCGGGGCCAGCATGTCCCTGGCCAGGGCCGTCAACACGGCCTCGGGCACCTCGGCCGCGTCCACCGCGTCCTGGTCGGGATAGCGCGGATCGTCGCCGCCCTCGGCCGTTAGCGCCGCCGTGGCTTCGGCCTTTGCCTTGCCTGCCTGGCCGGGTTCGTCGCGGTCATTCCCGGATGCCTTACCCTGGCTTTTGCGCACCAGCACCGGCTCGCCATCCTCGGGCAGCGGGATGCCGGCGCGCTCGTGCGCCCAGCGGGTGGGGATGTCCATGACCTCGGCCAAATCCGGCAGCGACTTGGCCAGCTTTTCCAGGTCTTCGGGCCGGGACGGATCGAAGACAAAACGCGGCAGCAGGCCCGGATCGGTCACGCCCTCATTGAGATAGGCCAGCGGGGCCAAGAGCTGCCGGGTCAGGCTGCCGGCAAGCTGGCGGGCATCGCTGGCCAGGATGTCCAGGCGCACCTCGTTGTGGATCTCGCCCAGGGCCTGGCTGCCCACGCCCTTGGTGTCGGTGGTCAGCGTACTGCCCAGGATGGCCTTGGATTGCCCGGTCTCGCACAGGTCGTGCATGGCCATGAACGGCTTTTCGCTGCCACGGGCCGCTTCCTTGAATTCGATCTCCATGCCTTCCGGGATGATGCCGGCGGCGTCGGAACCCAAGGCGCGCAAGGCGGTCAGCAGGGTCTTTTGCTCCTCGTCGCTGGTGTTCGCCGGATACTTCCCCAGGCGCATGGGCAGGCCGTGGATTTCCAGGAATTGTGAGAAGTCCCCCCGGCAATACTGCTTGAGCAGGTAGGTCCAGCACAGCACGCGGAAAAGGCCGGCCCGGGCAAAGATGCCGGACTTGCTGCGGTGCTGGTGGACGATCCAGCCCAGGCCCCACAGTTCTTGCCCTTCGGGCGTATTGTCGCGCAGGCGAAGGGAGCCGTCCCGGGCAAGCATGAACCAGTTTTGCGGCCGAAGGTGCAGGCCGGCCGGCAGATGCCGGGAACCATCATGGCTCCACTCGAATTCCAGGCAGGCGAAGCCATGGCCGATGGCGTCGGCCATATCCAGGATCATATCCTCGAAGTCCGGGATGGCCTCCACCTGTTCGCGCACAGCCCCGGCCACGGCCTCGGCCCCCTTGCCGCCGGCCTTGCCCGGCTCGATGCGCCAGGGGATGGAAAGGAGCGCCCGGCGGCGCTTGGACAGCTCGGCGTGGATATGCTCGTCGCGGTCTTCGATCTCGGCAAAAAGGGTATGCTGGCCCACAATGTCGCCATCGTCGGCCGCGCGCAGCAGGGCTTCCAGCCGCTTGGGCGTCAGCCCGCCGGTCAGGCTGGCAATGTAGTCATTGTGCAGCGCGCCCAGCGAGGCCGTCTGCATCCCGCCCCTGGCCCCGCCCTTGAAGGCGGTAAACGCGGCCTTCAAACGGTCAATCATCGTCGTCATGGTCATGGCGTCCTTTGCGAATCAGGTTGCGGCCGCCGGCCTTGGGCACGCGGGTAAAGGCCATGGCGGCAAAGCCCTTGGTCGCGGCCTGCCACAGCATTTCCAGGGCGTCGGGGCCATCGTCATGGTCGGCCTTGGGGAAGTGCCGCAGCTGTTCAACCAACGTGCTTTGGGAAGGATGCAGGCGGATGCGGCCCTGGGCGAAATAGGGTTGCAGGGCCTCGATGCGAAGCGCCTTGTCGGTGATGGGACTCACGGCCCGGGCCGGGATGGCCAAGCCGCGCAACATGGCCCGGCGGATCAACTCGGTGCGCAGGAATTCCTGGAACTGCACGGCCTCCACCACCCACAGCAGGCAGCGGTAGCGCTCGTGAAAGGTGATGACGTCTTCGATGATGCGGTCCGGGACGCGCTTTCTGATCGACGCCTCGACCACGTCGAGCACGCCGCGCTCCCGGGAATAGCCGCCAATCAGGATGGCCGAGGGGTCGCGCCCGGCCCCGGCCTTGCCCAGGCTCGGGTCCAAGGCCCCGAAGTACAACCAGTCGTCGCGCCGCTCCACCCAAAAGGTGATGCAGCTGGCAAAGGGCGCATCCTCGCCGGACAGCGGGTCGTTTTGCTGTTCGGAGTCGAAGGCGGCGTGGCCGTCCCGGGCGCGCTTGAGCATGAGCTTGTAAAGCGGCCGGGCGCTCGGCCAGGAAACCACCGCGCCTTTTTCCATGGCCTTCCCGGCTTTCTTGTAGAAGACCTGGGCCACTTCCTCCCCCAGGGCCAGCAGGATTTCCTCCCAGCGGTCCCACAAGTCCATGCGGTCGGGCCACTGGATCACGGCCTGGAACTTTCGCGCACGCCATAGCCGATTGCCAAGCAGCCGGGCCAGCACGGAATCGTAGTGCAGCACCGTGCCCACCAGAATCACGTCCATGGTGTCGCCGGCCTCGCCAAGCGAAAGAACCGTCTTTTGCAACCAGCTTTGCAGCTTGTCGCGCTGCTCCGGGCTTTTGACGTTCTCATCGTTTTCCAGGTCGTCGCAGATGACCAGGTCCGGCCGATGCGGTCCGTGGCGCAGGCCGCGCATCCGCTTGCCGCTGCCAAAGGCCTGGATTTTGGCATTGCCGGCGGTGATGGCCACGCCCACGTTCCAGACCCGGCCCAGGCCTGCGCTTTCGGGATAATCCATGGTCAGGCGGGGATTGGCCTCAAGTTCGGCCTTGACCGCTTCCAGCAAGGCGGCGGCCTGCTCAAAGGCATCGGCAATGAGGATCACGTAGCGTTTGCGGCCGGTCAGCAAGCACCACAAGACGAAGATCATGGCCACGATGGTGGACTTGGCTTCGCCGCGCGGCGCGGCACAGGCCAGCCGCTGGCCGTCCGGGTGGTCCACCAGCGCCGGCAGGGTCGTATCCAGCCAGGTGTGGAGCACACTGTCGCCGTACCGGCTGTAATGGGGGAAATAGGTGTGGCGGAAAAAGGCGAAGTCGGCCTGCACGCGCTCGCGGCGCTCCCGGGAGGCGGCCGGGTCCGAGGCAAAGCCGCCGCATTCGGCTTCGATGGTGCGGCGCAGGCCTTCGGCCAGCTTGGCCAGTTCGGCGAGAAAAGTTTTTGGTTTGAGCTTGCCCATTCTAAAATTATGCCCATTTTTAGAGGATGATAAAAAAACAATAAGCAAGAACTTTATCTCAAAAGTCGAATACCAGGAAAATTTTGAAGTATTATATATCCATTTCCCATTTCCAACTCCTTCAGGAAATAATTATGTGCGTGTAAAAGGAGTGTCTTTTGATGTTTTTGAAAAGTTCTTGTCCAAAATAGAGAAGGACAGAGCAGATAAAACTTGTAAATTAATTCTGGCTGAACTCCTTGAAGAAGTATGCGCTAGCAATGAAAAATGCCTTAATCTTGAACTCGAAAAAGAGATATTTAACTGGTTGTAGTTATCCATAGTATGATGCCACGACCGCGCCAAACGGCTCCAACACTTCCAGAAAGGCCGAGCCGTGCTGGGGGTAGTGGTCGCGGATGAACACGCCGAACTTGTCCAGCACCGAAAGCGCCGTAGCCAGTTCGGAGGTTTCCGGCAGCACGCGCTTGGACGCCGCCACGGTCTTGTTGAAACTGTCGGCCAGACTGGCCAGCATCCCCACCTTGACCGCCGCCGCCAAATCGTTGGCCGCTATCTGCTCCATGAGGCTTTTGTGCTGCACCACATAGTCAGCCAGCATCTGCCGGGCCACCGCTTCCACGCCGTCACCGGCCAGTAAGCAGGCGGCCCGCAGCTTGTCCCAATCGTCGCCGGTCTCACGCGCCTTGCGCTTCCAGCGGGTGGCCGTGGCCGCAGGCACGCCGACCTTGGCCGCCGCTGCCTCCAGGGGCAGGCGTTCGTGGACATACGCCGCCCGCAGGGCTTCCATCTTGTGCTTGCCGTGGGCCATGGCCTACCAGCCCATCTTGGCCCGGATATAGCCGATGGCGATGGCCGCCACGCCACCGGCCAGGGAGCCGGAACAGGCCCCGGCCACCATGGCCCGCCGTTCCACGGTGTCGAGACGATCCACCACCGTGTCCATCTTGCCGTCGATGCGGCGAAGGAGCGCCACTTCCGTGGTTTCTCCCGCTTCGTTTCCGCTCATGATTTGCCCCCTCCAATGAGACGATCCAGTTTGTCTTCGATGGCCTTGAGGCGGTCCAACATTTCGGTCCGCATCAGCAAATAGTCGTCGCGGCGCACGCAGCCTTCCGCCACCTTTTCCCGCAGGGACGCCACCTCGGCGTCAACGCGCTTTTGCGCCTCCTTGAGACTATTGACCCACAAGCCACCGAAAAAGGCGACCAAGCCCAGGAGCACGTTGACGCCCAGCGATACCCAGGTGGCGGCGTCCATCAGCGGCCCCCGTTGTCCGTAACCAGGTCGATCAAGGCGTCCAGTTGCGCCTCCATGTCCTGGCTGCGTGCGCCAAAGTCGCGGATATGGGCCAGGATATCGGCCGGGGTCACGGCGCGGACAGGTCGTAATCCGGGACCAACGGCCGGGGCGGCGTCGGGCGCTCCAGCAACTGCGGCGGCAGCACCGGCTTCGGGCATGGCACCACCACCGGCACGACCGGCGGCACCGATGGCTTCATTGTACAACCGCACAAAATCAGGGCCGAAATTGCAAGTAAGGCCAGCTGTCGCACGTGGTATCCTCCTGGTGATGTCCTTGATTTTGGCCGTGCTTTCCCGCTTAGCCCGGTCCAGCTTGCCGGCCAGGGCGTTGACCCGGTTGGTTGCCGCCTCCAGTTCTTCGCGCGCCTTGCGTTCCGCCTCGGCCCAGGCCTTGGCCTGTTCGGTCTTCCAGGTCTCGGCCTGGGCGGAAAGCTCGGCCACCTCGGCCCGACGGGCGGCGTCGGCCTTCTCAAAGCCGGTCCGGTAGCCGGTCCCGAAGGCCAGGGCGCAAGCAACAAGCGCCGCCAGGGCGGCCCATACCCACTTATTGAGCCAAAGCGGCATGGCACACCCCCTGGCCCCAGCCGGCCCGGATGTAGAGCGGTTCGAGCGTCCCCAGGATGCGCCGGGGATAGCCCCGGTTTTCCCGGAAGGCGGCGGCGTAGCGGCCGGCGTTAAACCGCTCGACCTGGCCGAACCAGGTTAACGGGTCCGCGCCCTGGCGTTTGGCCAGTGCTTTGTCGCGCTGCACCCAGCCCAGGCCGCCGTTATAGCCGGCCAGCGTCATGGCCATGCGCTGGCAATCGTCCCGGGCAGCCACCCGGTCCCACAGCCACTTGTCATATTCGGCCAGGGCACGAAGCGCCCAGCCAGGGTTAAACGGGGTGTTGCCGGCCAGTTCGGGCACGATGTCGCCGATCCACTTGGACGTCGCGGGCATGAACTGGGCCAGACCACGCGCGCCCACCAGGGAGACGGCGGTTTCGCGCCAACGGCTTTCCTGGTGGACCTGGGCCGCCAGGGTAGCGACCGGCGCGGAAAGGCCAAAGGCATAGCGGGAGCATCGGGTCAGCTCGGCCCGGTGGCGCAGGGCCTCGGGCGGGATGGACTCGGCCCGGGCCAGGGAAAGCATGGCAAGAAGCACAAGCAGCGCCACCAGGGTAAACCCGACGCCGTGCCAGAATCCTTCAAAGAAGTGCCGACAAATGAAGCCGGTTGCCTGCTCCGCTAGTTTCAGCCAGGTATCAGGAATGGGCCGCAACATGGCAGCCAGGACGCGGCCCATGGCTACAGCCCCAGGCAAACGGCCAACATGCAGCCGGTGACGATCAAGGCGCGGCGCAGCAGCGCGCTGGCGAAGATGAGCTGATAGCCCGGCACCACGGCATGGTCCGCCTCGTCGTCGGGGTAGAGGCCGTCATGGGCGCGCCATTCCCGGGCCAGGTAGCCGTCCGGACGAGCATAAGGGAACAGCCAGCGGTCGATCCAGTAGCCGGCATAGCAGGCCAGCAAAACCTGGGCGAGCTTGTAGAGCAGCACGGGCAATTGCACCGGGGAAATGAGGGCCAACGCCGTCACCAGCACGGCCGCCGCCACAGAGCAGGCAACCAGACGCGGGGCATGAATCTGGAATTTGTTGAGCATGAACGCCTCCTTGCATTGCAGTTTGGAGGCGGAAATGGAGCCGCCCCCGTCACGCCGCCTATACTAGGCGGTGCGACGGGGGCGGTGATAGATGAAGGAGTTCAGCGAGCTACTTTACATCCATCCAGATGACTTCAGCCAATTTGCTTCGGCCGTTGTAGACGCCTTCTTCATGAGCATCAATTTCCTGCAACGTCTTTAGTCCCTTACGTCTGGCATTCATGTAGGTCATGCCAAGTTCTATCAATTCCGGTCCAGTCTCGCGGACCGTAGCCGGCACGTTCAAAGTGTCCACCTTGTCGCGGTAGGCCATGGCGTCCTGCATCCACTTGTTCCCGGCTGGAAATCCCGGACCGAATCCTGCTTGAGCGAATTGCGGTTGTTTCTTGAGAGCCAGCAGACGATCATACAAAGCACGAAGATCTTTTTGCACCCCGGGAATATCCGGGTATTGGGCCACAGTAGGCGCTTGAATGGGGACAATCTCAAGCTCATCCGCATGAGCTGGAAAAACCAGAAAAAGGACAAACCCAAACGCCAACAAAAGCCGCTTCATGCTTTCCCTCCGTTAAATCAACCGCAATTGGTCATCTGGCTTGACGGGTGCCGTCTTGAGAATCAGCCACACCCGCCTATCGGAAAGTTTGTATCGTCGGGCCAAATGAAAAACAACCTCGGCCGACGACCGGCCTTTGTTCGTCTCGGCCACGAAATAGTCATTGATCTCCGCATCCCTGACCGCCTGCAAGGCCGCCGCGCACCTCGGCACGTACAACTCGCCGCCGCCGAAATGCTTGACCAGCGCGTCCGCCGCGTCCAGGCCCACCACGTCGGCCAGCATGTTAAACCGCAGTTCGCCGAGTCTGGTTTGCCGCTTGGGCACGGGAAAGGTGGTGCCGCCCAGGGTGCGCACCAGCTTCATGGCTGTATCCAGGCCGATCAGCTCCACCAGTTCCGCCACCGAAGCAGGAAGGTTCTGATTGCCGCTCATGCCGGCCTCCCGTGGCGGTTGGCGTCGCGCATAAGCACCACCATGATGGCACGCACTTGCTCGGGCTTGAGCCATTCGAGTTTTTCAGCGCCGTACATGCGCTTGGCGATGCCCCCGGCATAGCTCCACGACCGCTTGGCCTCGGCCAGCAAGGCCTCGATTTTGTCGATGTAACCGGCCGCCCCGGCGATGACGGGCTTGCGGTGCGACGGCTTCTTGGCCGGCGGTCCCTGCCAGCCCAATTTGCGTAGGTAGGCGACCACTTCCACCAACTGGGGCACGGTGAGGGCGGCGGCGCTGTCCTGGTCGGCCAACCGCTCCAGGATTGCCCGATAGGTGTCGTCATCCAATCCGAGGTCTTTCTTGGCAATATGGATTTTGGCCAACAGGCTTTTCCGGGATTCGGGACGCATAATGGTTCTCTTTGGCTGCTCATCAGGCCGGACGCGCCACCGTCCGACGACCGCCCAGGCTGGGCGGTTTCGCATTAGGCCCGGTCGGCCATGACCTTTCGGGCCTTGGTGACGTATTTGGCCGAAATGGCCCCGGCCGAAGCCGCCCGGTTGATGAGGCCGGACAGCGCCTCGGCCCTCTTCTTCCAGGCCAGGGCCTGGGCTTCGGCACTGCGCAGCACCCGCATGGGCACCGGCCGGTCCGCCGGCGCGGCGCAAGGCGTCACGCTCCGGCTGGCGCAGTTGCCGCATAAGGTTTCGCCGCCGCTGACAAGCGCCAAACCCATGTGGCCGCATTCCGTGCATCTGCAACACTGTTTGCCGTCCATGATGCCTCCTTACAGCGCCGCGATGTCCAACGGGATGGGCGCATAGCTGTCATCTGCCTGGCGCTCGTAGACCCGCAGGAGCTTTTTCGAGCCAATGACCTGCAAGCTGTCCGCGATGGCTTCCATGGCCTCGCGCCAGCGGCCGTCCTGGATGTCCAGCTTGCGAAGCCCCAGGATCGCGCCGGTGTTGACGCGGCCTTCCTTGTCCACGGCAAAGGCCTGGTTGATAATGGCCTTGATTTCGTCGGTGCTGCCCTGTGTCCACTCGGTCAGGCATTCGTCAATGAGCGTCTTGGCGACCTGCAACCGCTCGTCAAAGGACAGGTGGTCACTGATCTGCACCTGGACCTTGTGGCGGCCGTCGAAGCTCAAAAGCGAGATGTTGCCCTTGATGCCGCCGCGTTTGGCCCCGTATTTTTCGGCCGAAAGATCGGCAAAGGCCTGAATGTCGCCCAGGGTGTTGGCGCGAAAATTCCGCAGCACCGCTTGGGCCTCCTTGGCGGCGGCCACCACGCCGCGCACCAGCTCGTCGCGCAGCTTGTCCACCGGCTTGACCTTGGTTTCAGGGATGAGGTGCCCCTTGGCGTCTTCCAGGTAGCCTTCAGGGATGGTCGTTGCTGTCGTCGTCATGCCGTGTGCTCCTTCCCGGCCGCATCGGACCGGTGTTTCGTGGTGGTGTTTGCGCCCGGGCGATGCGGGCAGATCTGGCAGGCCCGCCACAGGCGCAGGGCTGCCGGGCTGGAAGTTGGCATTGCGCCGGCCTTGTCGGCGCATTCGGCTGCCGTCACATCGTGCCCCAGCTGCGGGCAGGCCACGCCGCCAAGCACTGCCAACACCTTGGCCGCCAGCTTGTCCGTGCCGCCCGGGTACTTGCCGGCCAGGGCCAGGCTCACGGCCGTGCGCGAATAGCCCAGCCGGCGGGCCGTGGCGGCAATGGACGTCCGAGCCGCCTCGGCCACTAGCAGGGCCTGCCAATCAGCGACCATGGCCGGCCTCCGGGGCGGTGCGGCCAAGCTTGAAGACCTGCCCGGTGTTGCAGTCCGTCAGGCGTCGGGTTTGGGTGTTGAAGGCTGGTGCTTCGGGTCCGGTGGCCCAGTCGCGGCGCAACCGCCAGCGCGTGGCCCCGCCTTCGCCGCGCCGGGGCAGCCGCATAAGATAACCGGCCGCTTCCAAAGCGGCGAGGTAGCGCGAGAGGTTGCGCTCCGGTTCCTTTTCGCTGCCGTCGCACAGCATGGTGAGCAGGTCGTCCAGGCTGAAGCCGTCACGCATGCCCATGGCGCGCCAAGCACGTTGCCGCAGGCTCAGGCCGCGTCGGCTGGCGGCGTTGCCGCTACAAGGGCCGGAGGTGATGGTGCGTCCATCGGCCAGGAATTGCCGCCCCTTGTCCGTGATCTGGTGCACGCCTTCCGCCGAGGCCACGAACCCGTTTTGGCGAAGGTGGCCAAGGCAACGGCGCATGGATTCGCGGTCTTTGCCAAAGCTGCTCATAAGTTGCCGCGTCAGCTTCGGCCCCTCCGCCAAGGCGTTAAGTATTCTTGTCGTTGTCCAGGCCATCTAACGCCCCCCGGCGGCGCACGCAGCGCGGCTTGCTCCGGGGGCAACCGGGCGGACTGTCTTGGGCGTGCGGCTTTGCCAGTCAAAGGACAGGGGCGCGCCTTCCAGGTCGGCCACGTCCACCGTGCCCAGGGCGTTGAGCCTGGCAATGCGCTCGATGGCCGCAATTACGTTTAGGGCCTCGCGCATACGACCGCCGGAAATGCGATGCACTTCGCCCATAAGCGCCGGGGCCATACGAACCTCGGCCAGCTGTTCGCAGGCGTGGGCCACGTCGGCCAGGGTGGCGGGCTTAAACTCCACCACCTGGGCGATGCGGCCGTGAATCTGCTTGTATTTGGCTATCTGCTGCTGGATGCGGTCCATGCCGATCAAGACCACAGTCACCTCGGCCCGGTCGGACAGGTCCCGGATTTTCTCCAGGGCCACGGCCTTGTTGTGCAAGGTGAATTCCGCCTCGTCGATGACGATGGGCAGTTGCGCTTCCACCACACGCTCCAGCAAACGGCCGAAAAGCTGTTGGGCCGTGCCCGAAGGGTCCACCTTGAGGGCCTTGGCCAACTCCACCAGAAAATACTTGGGCGTCCAATCCACATTGGCGCGCAGGAACACCGCCCCGGATTCGGCCGCCCAATGCCCAACAATATGGGACTTGCCGAGTCCCGGCGCGCCATGCACCAGCATCATGCCGGCCTCAGCCGCGCCGCGCTGTTCCACAGCGGCAATGCCGGCCGTGAAACGCGAATAGTTTTCAGTTTTAACGAATTGCTTGCGCATACTGCTCCCTGTCGGTCTATTCGGTTTGCGCCCGGGCCAGGACGTTGCCGTCCCAGGCGATGCCTTCGTAGCGGTAGTAATCGTGCAGGTCCGCGTAGCCTGGGGATCGGACGTACGCATCCATCCAGCCGTGATCGCCTTCGGTCCAGCGGTCGCGGTTGCGCATGAGCCAGGCATAGCGGTCCTGCTCGGCCAAAAAGAGCGGGCGTTTGGCGGGAACCAGCGAAGCGGCGTCCACAGGCAAAGCCTCGGGCAGGTCCGGCGTGACGCCGTCCGCCATGAGCGTGAGGACGGGTGAAACTTCGGGAAGCTGGACCGTGGCCCCTGGGGCGATGCGGTCGATCTTGCCGGCCAGGCGCGAAAGCTGCCCCTTGGCCCGCTTCTCCCGGGCGGCCTCAACCTGGCTTTTGGGGAAATAGTCGATGGTGTTGGCGTCAAGGCGCGCCGTGCAAATCATCTCGCCCCGGGTGGTCCAGCAATAGACCGTGGAGGCGTCCCAGATGTCGTAGCGAACGTCCACGAAGTCGCCGTGGAAATCGGCCAGGGCATCGGCAAAATAGGTGTTGTTAAAAAGCCGCACCTCGCCGTTTCGCACCTTGCGCGGGATGCCGGGCATGAAGAGTTCGTCGCGGATGGCCTCGGGCACGCTAAACGGCTCGAACCCGCGCGCCACAAACCCTTTCCATGCCTCGTTGGGAGAAAGATGCCGCCGCCGGCCGGTGCTCTGGTCTTCGATCCTGGCCAGCCCCCGGTGCGGGGCGGCGTTGTATTCCTCGACCCGGGCCAAAAGCGCGGCCTTGAACGTCTCCCAGGTGGGCAACAGCTTGGATTTGCCATGCTTTTTCACATCCGCCCGGGTGATCTTGAACACCTTCTTGGCCGCGTCGCCGTCCATGTCGGCATGGGAGCAAGACGGCAGACGCCTGGACAGCGGGTCACAAAGGGTTTGCACCGCGCGTTCCATGAGGCCTTTGCCTTGCGGCCGGCCGGGAATGGATTTGACCGCGTCGATGCCCAGGCGGTCCAACATGCCGGAACCCGGGGTGAGCATGATGTTGTTGACGTACCCCGGGCCGTTGTCGGTGTAGAACAGGGCCGGGATGCCGCCGAACAGGCAGGCCATGCGCAAGGCGTCGAGCACGGTGCCGGCGCTTTCAGCCTCGCCAATGGACAGGCCCACGCATCGTCGGGTGGCCACGTCGATGACAAAGGTGACTTCCGGCTTGAAGGGCTGGCCGTGGACCGGATGCTGGATTTCGGCGTCAAAGGTGGTGCCGTCAGCGGTATAGACGTCGGTGGGCCACAGTTCGTCCGTGCTGCGCCGCTTGTGGGGGCGGCGCTTGAGAAGCGCGTTGCCGGTGTCGCGGCCGGCTTCCCGGTCGGTGTCGGCCATCTTGGCCAGAAACCGGCGCACGGCGAAAATGGAGGGCGGCACACCCTCATAGGCATCCACCAGCTGGTTGTAGGCGTCGGCAATGGTAGGCTTTTGCGGCTGTTGCCAGATGGCCAGGAAGGCCGGAGCCCAGGCCGGCACGGTCATGTCCTTGGCCTTGTGCCTGGGGGCGAGGGCCGCCTCGCCACCCTCGGCGAAAAGTGAGCACCAGCCGTACAAACGACGGCGTGACAAGCCGCGCCCGTCCGCCATGCGGTCATTGGCCACGGCCACCAGCCCGGCCAGACGCGGCGGCAGCGAACCGTCCCGGGCCGCATCCACCAGTTGGCGGATGGCCTTTTCCTTGCGCACGACCACAGCCAGCCGGTCGATTTCCCGAACAAAAGCCAGCCGAGCCAAGGCGGTTTCGCGCTGATGCTTGGTCAGCGACGCCAGGGGGGAGACTGTCTTGGTCGGGACGGCAGGCACGGCAGGGGCAGGCACTCCCGCCAGCATGGCCGAAGCAATGGCTTGGCGCACGTCAGCAGGCAAGGAAGCCAGGGGATAAAGGCGACGCTTGCCGCCACGGCCGCGTCCCTTATGGTCCTCAAAGGCCCAGGACTCCTTCGGTGCCCTGGCCTGAACGGCGCGCTCGGATATGCCGAGTGCTCGCGCGATGTCTTTTGCCGTAACTGTGTCTTGCATTTTCTTGTCCGCTTGGTCGCTGCCCGCGCTCAGTTAGGCGGCTTGGCTATCTGTGTTGAGCATGTCTTCCGGCAGAGCCAACAGCCGCCCCGGGCACCCCACATCGAGCAGAGCTCGAAGCGCTTTCCGGTTATTGCGCTGGCCGTGAATGGTCTCTGAGACGATGGACCGTGTTATTCCGGCCCGTCTGGCTACATCGGAAACAGAAATGCCCCTCTCCACCATCCAGGCGCGTAGTTTCCTTCCTTCACGCTTCATAGTTCCGTCTCGATTTTGCGTTTGCGCGCCCGTAGACGCTTGATTTCATGTTCCATTCGCGCCCATTCTAAGAGCTTGGCATCTTCACCGTCGATGATCCTCCAGCCCATTCCGTGGGAACGAGCCAGCACATCCAAAGGTTCCGATGATCCGAACACGTGGCAGAACAAATTCAGTGCCCGCGTGGAGGGCACGTTCTTGGCTTCATTGGGGTTGAGCCACTTTTCCAAGGTTGCAAGGGTCAATGACTCGGCGTTTCCGCCGCAAAGCCGCACTCCATAGCGTCGCGCTGCCTCGTTGAGCCTGTCCACGGCCTCGGCTCTAGAGAGTCCAGAACTTTCGACGATCCGGTTCATGGATGCCGCTATGTCCGCGTCCATGTTGAGACTGGGTAGGTCCAGCAGGCTTAGGCGGCGGGCGCTTTGCAT